ACGTTGGCGGTGATCGCATAGCCGAGGTGGTTGAAGTCGGCGACGGTGGCGAGCGCCTGGGTGTCGAAGCAGCCGTCGACCGCGTTGCCCGCGATCAGGGTGAGGTCGACGGTCGTTCCACCGGTGTCGGCAACGTAGAGCCCGGCGCCCTTGACGAGGATGAACCCGTACTTCCCCGCCCCGATCTCGTGCTGGGCGACGCCCGGATACTGAAAGCGGGACACGACGCCGACGGACTGGTTCGTCGCCTTCGTGATGGTCCAGCCGGCGGTCGTCCCCGCCTTGCGCTGGCAGAGATGCCCTGCGGAGACCGCAGCCGCACCGTCGTTCAGGACGTACCGCCACAGCCGGTTCCCGAAGCCGCGGTAGCTGGAGGTCAGCGAGTTCGCCGACTCCTCCCACTCGAACCCCAGCTCGTACTTCTGGGTCGTGTCGACGTCAGTGATGTAGCCATTGATCGTCATCGCGGGCATGGGATCACTCCACCGATCCGCCGGTCAGGACGCCCTGATGCCGGAGGCTCGTGCAGCAGATGTTGAAGTTCGACACGATCCGGAACTGCCACGCGAACTGATCGGGGATCGGCACCGGCTGCCGCATGTCGAACAGACCGTTGCCGACGATGTCGGCGTGGTTCGCCTGGATCAGCAGGTCGAACTTGCTCGTGTTGAGCACGTAGGCGACACCGAGCCGCGCCTCGGCGGAGGTGAACGCGGTCGTGTCGGTGATGTCGATGTCCGGATCCCAATACCAGTCGACGTTGCCGACCTTGAAGCCCTCACGGTTGAGGTGCTTCGCGAGCGGGTAGCCCGCCTTGTCGATCATCGTGATCTTGTCGTCCATGTGCTCCAGCATGTTGTTGTACGTGCCGATGTCGGAGCACACGAGGTTCACGCCGCCGCCGGTGAGCGTCAGCCCCTCCTGGTTCGCCTTCGCGACGAGCAGTCGGTACTGACGCATCCCGTCGAGGGCGAAGCTGCTGATGTTGGCGAACTGATGGAACCAGCCCGCAGTCGGAGACGAGGCCGCGCCAGCCATCGGGATCCCGTGGACGGTCGCGGTCTGCGTGGACGGCGTCTTGTACTGGAACAGCCCGGTCCGCGAGGTCCCCTGCGGATCGTAGGACTGGTTGCCGTTCAGCGTGAAGAAGCCGGAGGCGCCTGCGCTCACGCCGGTCGAGCCGGCCGAGGACGCGCCGCGAGCGATCTGCTTGCTGACGAGCGCCTTGTCGTCAGCGACCGCGATCTCCGGGTAGCTGTCGATGATCTTGCCGAGATCCATCGGCCCGGACGCCTCGGCGAGATCCTTGCCGGGGATGTCGTAGTGGTAGATGTGCAGGAACGAATACTCGTTGCCGCGGAGCGCCTGCTGCCGGCGCTGCGAGCGGAGCAGCTCGTTGCCCTGACGGATCCCGGTGGAGTCCCCGACGCCGCCCTTGAGGACGATGAACTCCTTGTACGGACCCTTGAGCTTGTACTTGCTCAAACCGCCCTTCGCGCCGTTCCCCTCGGGGGAGCCGACGATGTAGCTGAAGAGAGGGATCCCCTTCAGGAACAGCTCGGTGAACTTCGGGCTTAGATCCTGAAGTGCGGACGCAACAACATCAGCACTGATCGCCATGGTGGCTCCTTACGAACGGCCCCGAAGCGCGCGGAAGGACGCTGCATGCTTCAGCGTCTCCCAATCGGCATCGGGCGCCGGTGCGGCGGGGGCCGCGTTGGACTGCGTTGCGGAGGAACCCGCGGTGAGGGCGGCAGACGGGCCCGGCTCGGCGGGTCGCGTCTCGGCAAGGGCCAGCCTGACCGCATATGGTCCGGCATTCTTTGCCCCGGATCCGCGGAGATCCTGATGGATCTTGCGGGCGGTCACGAGCGTTTGGGGCGGCAGCTTCAGCAGCTCGGGGAGCTGTTCGAGATCGAATCCCTCATCGAGAAGATCGGATGCAGACTGCTGGAGCTTCGGATCCTGGAAGATCCAGGGATTCCGCTCCTCGAAGTTGCGGGCGATCTCGTCGACATAGGCGCGGTAGGAGTTCTCGACGGCCGTCTGGTACGCCTTCCACTCCTGCTCCTTCTGCGCCCACTCCTGCTCCTTTTCCGCGCGCCAGGACGCCGCCTCGTTGTACTTGGCGGTCAGGTCGGCGACGCGCGGGTCTTCCAGATCCGCGAGCAGGGTGTCGAGGATCTTCTGCGTCTGCTTCACGTCGGAGCGGATCGCCTCCTCTCGCGAGGAGTAGAAGCCGCCAGCCTTCTCCAGCCAGGGACGCACAGACTCCGGGAATGCATCGTAGGAGCTGCCGTCCCACTGATCCCAGGTGTAGGTGTCCGCGGTCAGATCGGGAGCAGACGGCGTCGCCTCGACGTTCGGCTCCGGAGAAGAGACCTCGGGCGCAGGCGCCTCTGGGGTCTCCGGAGGAGCGGCCGGCTCGACGGCGTTATCAGTAGCCGCCGTCGCCATCGTCCTCTTCCTTCATGCCGAACCGCTTGAACGCGCGCTTGCTGGCCTGGTCCTTGAGTTCGCCGACCGGCTTCTCCGTGTCGAGCGGCTCCTCCTGGGGCTCGGGCTCCTTCTCTTCCTTCGGAGGAGGCGGCGCGTCCTTCTTTTCGCCCTTGACGAGCTTGAACCCCTCCGCCGAGAGGATGTCTTCGATCTCCTCGGGGGAGGCCGCATCTGCCAGGAGTTGAAGCAGGTCGTCCATGGCCCATGCATACAGGGCCAGCGATCACTGATCAAGCGTTCAGTGATCGGGTGTTCAGTAAACTCGTGCGTTCAGGGCGGGAGCCCTCCCTCTTTCTTCACCTCTGCCTGTCGATGCCGTTCGTCCCTGAACCCCAGGCCCTTTGCCTGAAGATCGCGCTGATGCCGGAGGTCGATGAGCTTGTCCTTGATCACCCGATCGGTCTTCGAGTAGGTCTTCAGCCCTGGGTTCTCGTTCTCCCAGCGAACGACGTCGCTCTGCTTCTCCATGAGCTTTCCGCCGTACTCGGCCGGCTTCGTCGGGGTCGGACCGATCAGACGGACCGTGCCGAGGAGCTTCTGCATCGGCTCGCCGCAGGTGTGGACCTGCCGGCGTGCCTCCTCCCACGAACAGATGCGATCTTCGATCTGATCGCAGGTTTCACAGTAGCACTGGTATAGCGGCACCGATCACTCCTCGGAGACGAGGCGCTCTCCCGGCGCCCGCGCCTGGAGCCACTCGTGGTAGCGAGCCCACAATGCCTTGTGGTCGTCCTTGTCGCCCGCAAAGCTGCTCCCCAGGTAGGCGCCCTCCGCAGCGTAGCTGGGGCGCGCACCGATCGGTCCAGGATCTCCAGTATCCCAGCCCTCACGGGTGTAGTCGACGACACGGGGGTACTCGCGCAGATCGCCGCCGAACGTGGAGAACCAGAGACGGCGCCCTGGCTGGAGTTCATTGGCGTTCCCCGCCATGTCGAGCAGGTTCAGAGCGGCGAACTGAACGGGATCCACGTTCAGGCGGCGGGCAAGGCTGTAGAGAGTGTCACCTGGGGATACCTCCACGAACCCCGCCTGTCTTCCATCAGTTGGGCTGACCACGTAACCGGCGCGGAGGCCCATCTTCGTGTCGGGCACGTACCGCTCCCTTGGATCGAACCCGTTAGCCCATCCCCACTCCACACGCCCCTCGTCGGCTGCCTGCTCGGCCGAGGGGCGGTCCCACATCGGGTAGTCGTCCGTGATCTCCTCTCGCGGCGTTTGCGCGTGCTTGATGTACGCCTCCTCCGCCAGCCGGCGGCGTTCAGTATCCACGGTACTCCCGAGGACCCTGCGGGCAGCCTCCATCTTGGCCTTCTTGAACTCTGCGTCGTCCATCAGTTACTCCTTCGGCGGAGGCCGTGGCATGACGCGACGGATCGCCGCCTGCTTCGCGTCGTCGTAGGCGGCGGGCGCGTCCGGCGGTGCAGAGGGCGGAGAGGGTGGAGAGGCGGGGCCGGCGAGGAACTGCTTTGCCGCCTCCCGGTAGATCGGGGGCAGCGCTTCGAGCAGCTTCTTCAGCTCGGCGAGCACGGCGGGATCCGGCTCCATGCCGCCGGGAGGAGCGCCAGGAGGCGCGGGCGGAGGAGCACCAGAGGGGGCGGAAGGCTGTGCGGGCTCATCCATGGATCACCTCAAATCGCTTTGGCTTGATCGGCCATCTGACGAGACCCTGGAGGCAAGATCGCCTCCGCGCTGTCCTGGAGCCCTTGGGGCAGGCCGCCGGTGGAGATCGTGTCTGCTGGAGTCCCGGAAGGGAGGCCGCCTGAACCTGGAGGTAGCTGCCCAGGAGACACGGGCGATCCAGGCGGCGCTCCGGGAGGAGGAGGCGGGGCTGTGGCGGGATCCTGGCGGATCTCTTCCATACCGAGCAGTTCGAGCAGCTTGCTGAACAGGAGACCCTGGTTGACGTTCGGGTTGTTCGCCAGGACTTCGAGGAACTGCTGAAGCTTTTGGAGCTGAACGAGGCGGTGGTTCTCGGTCGGGCTGTAGGAAATCGCCTCGAACTCGTAGTAGAAGTCCTCGTCGAAGTCGACGTCATCGGACGGCGCGGATCCGGTGATGTCCTCGGGGAACGCCATCTCGAAGCGGTTGACCACGACGTCGTCGAACGGACCGCGACCGCGGAGATCAAGGCTGCCCTGCTTCGGGAAGAACTCACGCCAGATCGCGAGCGTCTTGCTTGCCACGTCCGTCGTCCAGTCTTCGAGGACCCGGATCCGGCGGCCATTGCGGGTACGGGTGGCGGTGTCGACGAGCGCGAGTTCGGTCGCGACCTCGGCCCCACCGTAGGCGCCGCGCGCGTAGGAGGGGATCCCGAGGATGAACTCGATCAGCTTCGTGCAGACCTCTCGCATCTTGTCGAACTGCGGCATCGCCTGCGGAGGGCGAGTGAAGTCGACCGCTGCCTGAAGCGGGACCTGCTCCCGGAGCGCAACACGCCAGACATCACCAGGGCCGGTGCAGTTTTGGAAGCCGGTGACCGCCTCCTCCGCGTTGTCGAATGCCGACTCGTTGATCACGGCGATCGGGATCGCGGTGTGGGTCCACCACATCTCCAGCGTGTCGATCTCGTTGAGCCGCTCTTGGATCTTGCTGATCAGCTTGATGTCGGAGACGCCTGCCTCATCGATCATGTTCTTGTTGAACACGACCTTCGAATACGGATTGCGGATGTACTGGAACGGCCGCGGCCCCTCCCACAAGGGCTTCTCGCAGTCCTCCAGCATGAAGCACATCGTTCCGGCGACGAGATCGTGGAACTCGTAGACGACGATCCACTTGAACACCTCGAACGCGGCGGTGTTGTAGTGGTAGATCCCGCCCCGGTCGACAAGCCACGTCGGGATCTGGGTGTAGGTCGGCTTCTGGTTCTCCGGCATGTTGAAGCGCAGCGCGGGATCAGGCTCGTTCAGCCGCGCCTCGAACTCCGCCTGGGTCATGCGGACCGCCTCGATCACGTACCGAGTCTCGTCCCAATCGACAGTCGGATCGAAGAAGATGCAGCGCGGGTTGATCACCTTCGTCATCGGCCGCCGGTGCTTGCGGGACCAGAAGGTCTTGGAGAAGGCACGCCCGACGAGTGAGCAGTAGGCGGCCATGTCCCACGACTTCGCGTGCATCTTGTCGCGACGGAAGGTGTCGTTGACGAGCGCCTCACGAGCGGCCGCAGGCTTCTGCCGGTCCTTGCCGCGGGCGTTCAGCGTGATCAGCGGGTTCGTCGGGCAGACGTTCGCGATCATCGTGTCGATGAAGGCGTATGGGTAGTTGGTGTCGAGGCGGAACTCTTCGCCCTCGTTTGCATCGGAGTAGGTATTGGGGAGAGCGCCATCGACAGCGGCCGATGCATTGGCGTCTTCACCCAGGTACCATGCGGTATACCTATCCCACTCCTCGCGCTCGATCCGACCCTTCGAGATGTGCGTGCGGAGAATGTGCTTCTTTTGCTCGTTCGGGATCATCCGCTACCGCCCCCGCCGCCTGCACCGGAGAGGGCCGCCATCCGGATCCCCGAGCCGATCGCCTGACCGAGCATCGAGGGCGCCGAGTTCGGGTATGCTCCCGAGGGGCTGGGGGGCGGCCGATCTCTCCAGTTGCCGTCGTCGTCCCAATCGTAGCGGTCCATCACCGACTTCATGAACCGCTGGGTCTCCGGACTCGCCTGCTTGAGCCAGGAGGTGATCTCTGCGTAGGGATTCACTTTCGCTGGGGCAGCCGCGGGAGGCGCCTGGGGTGAGCCTACCGGGGCGGGCGCCGGTGCGGGGAGCGCCTTCTGCGCAGCGGCCGCCTTCGCTGCGGCCCACTCGTCAGCGCCGCCCGCCATCGCCGGAGGCGCCGTCCCAGGAGCGTACACTGTCATCCCCATCAGCGCCTCCTGTAGTGGGCCCGTCTACGAGATGGGCGCTTCTTGCTCTCTTCGATCCTCTTCATCAGCTTTTTGTGCTGATCCCACGTCAGGTCGCGGAAGAGGACAACGTTGTCTGGCTTCTCGACGGTACGATAGCGCCTGTTCATCTTCGGAGCAACCGCGCAGGCTACCATCAGAGCAGAGACCTTGTCCCAGTGGCCTCGTTCCCGACGGGAGGACGAGGTGTCGTCAGGGTTGAGGATGGCCGACTTCAGCGTCCGCTCGACCACCTTGTCCGACCGGTACCCGAGGAGCTGGGTGACGGTTCCCTTGCCCCGAAGCACGAGCTTCTCCAGCAGGGCGTCCACCAGCAGAGCAAGCCACTCCTCGTGATCGGACTTCCACACGCCGGGTTTGCTCATGTCGTCGTGCCACAGGCGTGGATAGCGCCTCGTCTTCATCGCCGAGATCGTGCCGAGGCCGTTGTTCCGCTCGATGGCGATCGTGGCGTTGTTGTAGCGGATCCCGGTGTCGAAGAGGAGTTGCTCGAACTCTGTTGGATCGCACTTGGCACCATACGATGCCACCTGGATCCACTCGTCGGCCCACACTTCAAGCACCTGGAACGCCGAGTGGTCGCGACCGTAGCCGGCAGGGTCGACGCCGATCACGTAGAGCGCATCCGGATCGGGCGGCGAGAACTCGGAGTAGGGCGTGCCCTCCGGGTGCAACTCCTTCTGCGAGTGCCTCTGGAGGACCGAGGGGTGGATCACGCCCTGGCCGGTCGCGATCCAGCAGGTCACGTCGTCGAAGGGGTAGTAGACGGCGAACAGATCGGGGTTGCGGCGAACCGCGGCGTCGTTGCCCATCACGAGGCGGCGGAATGCAAGATTTTCGGGCGTGAGGCCGTAAGTGCCATAGCGATCGAGGAGGCGCTGCTCCTCCAGCGTCAGCACCTCGCCGGCCTTCCACGGCGCGCGGTTCAGCGTCGAGTCCCAGAAGGGGAAGAAGGCGTAGAGGTGTCGGCCGCCCCCGAAGGCCGCCATCTGGCAGTGATCCATCCAGAACTGCCCGGAAGTCTCGGAAAGGAGCGCGGGCGTACACTCCAGGATCATCCGGCTGTTCTTGCGGTTCATCATCGACGGGTTGATCAGCGACATCTGGCGCTCGGCGTTGCGCCAGAAGGCGACCTCCGAGCCCACGAAGAAGTCGGTCGACTGCCCGATCCCGACCGCCTCGGAGTGCGCGGACAGGACGCGGTAGGTCGAGCCGTTCTTCAGGGTGAGCGACCGGGTCTCGTTCGTCGACAGCTTCTCGGTGCGGATCTCCGACGGCCAGTTGTCGTGGTTGATCATCACCCGCTTGAACAGGTAGCTGGCGCGCTCGGCGGTGTCAGCGATCAGCGCTGCGTCGGTGTTCGGGATGTAGGCGACCCGCGGATAGGGAGCGAGCGCCGCCGTCGTCGACTTGCCGGTCTGACGGGGAGCGAGCACGGTCAGCCATTGCGTGCGCCCGTTGTCCATGCGCGGAGGGTCGGAGGCGTAGGACAGGATCGTCTGCTGAAGGTCAGCCGTGATCCTGTGCGGGTCGTATCGGCCCGTCTCCCCGAACTCCTGCTCGACGATCGTGCCGTACATCCGAAGACTGGCGGCCGGATCCGACAGGATCGAGAGTTCTTCAGCCGTCAGCAACCTTGTCCTCGTCGACCGGGGCCAGATCGCTCGCCCGGAGCGGGGTCTCGGGCTGGATTTCGCGATGGGTCAGGTAGCGGGGCTGGAGCGGCTTCGCGTCGCGCAGAACCTCCTGGGCGACCACGAACACGTCCCTGCGGGCGAGGTGCTCGGTCCCCGAGACGCGGTGCATGTTGTGGATGTTGAGCGCGAGGAGCTGCATCATGCTCTCGACGGTCGACAGGACGACCGGCGGGAGCTGCCCCGTCAGGGTCGCACGCATGACCTTGATGAGAAGCTGGTTCAGACCGACCGGAGAGGTCGTGTCGATGCTCGGATCGAAGATGATGTCGGCAACCTTGTCCCGCTCCTCCACCGGGATCTGTTCCCGATACAAAAGCCATGCCTCCATCATCTCGGACATCGATCCGGTGACAGAAATGGCTGTTCCGATCGCGGGAGGGTTGGCGGGACGGCTCATTTACCTCTTCCCCTGTCCATCGGCGGTCCATTCGCCACCCCTGCGCAGGCTCGCGCCGAGGCCCTGGCTGATCGTACCACCTGGGTACCAGTAGCCGGGTGGATTCATGTAGTCTCCGCCCTTGCGCAGCTTCTTTGCCCTGATGATCGCTGTCCGGAACATCTCGGAGGCGACGATGTAGTGCATTTCGGCGTCAGTCGCCTCGAATGGATGCTTGAGCAGCCATTCCATGCGCGCGCAGGTCTCGAAATAGCTCGCCGGAGGGAACAGGAGCCCGACCGGCTGCATGTGGGGGGCGGCGACCGCGAACCTGACCCACGGAGACCGCGCGAACTTCTCCAGACCCCGGCGGACGGCGGTGTAGTGCGCTCGGTGGAGGTCGGATCCGTCGTGGAGGTGCCGAAGCATGACCCCCTGGCACCACGCCTGGAACAGCACCACGTCCGGATCGCAAGAAATGTCGTCCGGGAGGCGGAAGTGAGCGACCTCGAAGGGTTCCATCTTTGGGAGGCCCATTTCGGCCATCCTTTTGGTGTATCCTGGGAACTCCCGAGGCGATTTCCAGCCGTACTGGCTCCTCCACCAGCTCCGGGCGGGCTTGTTTGTGTAGTGAAGCAGCCACAAACGCATCGTTTCGGCATGATCGGGCGCTGATCCGTCTCGAAAAGGGGCTCCAGCGATCGAACGGTAGCCTTTTGCAGCCATGTAGCGCACGATTGCATAGATTTGAGGCTCTGTCAGGGGTGCGATCGCAGTCAAGTGCTCGATCCCGAGCACACGCAGGGCCGCGGGCCATCGTCTGTAGGCGAAATGCAGCCCCGGTGACCGCTCCGGCGCGAAATCTGGTGCGTGATCGGCCGATTTCCAGGCCGATATTCCTGGCAGGAGTTGGGATCTTGCCATCGGATCTACCTTTTCGGCAGGTTAGCATCCATATACAACGCCGTCGAGGCCGCCTCCGGCACCACAACAGCCGAAAACAGGCGGATTACGCGGCGAGCAGGTGGTTTTCATGCGCAAGATCGTGATCCTGCCCGACTACATCAGCGAGATCGGAGGATCGGATGGTGCTGATCTGGCACCCGACAGCATCGAATACCGCCTCTGGGAGACCTGCAAGCTGCTGCACGATATCCTTCTTGGCGAAGATGACATCGAGGTGGCACTGATCACCCGTCGGAGTGCAGTATTCAACGGCATCCTCGATCTCACATTCGACGCTGATGAGGAGATCCCCCAGGAGAACTAGGGGAGGATCGCGGCGAGGATCACGGCTGGTACTGCATCTGACATACGGATGACGAGTGATCAGTTGACGGCCGCGATCACGAGATGCTACACCTGGACCGTTCGCAGCCAAGCACGGCTGGAACACCCCCGAACAGAGGACCACCGTATGCCGACCAAGCCGAAGAACGGTCACGTCACCCCGATCCGCCTCACGAGCGAGCTTCTTCAGTGGCTCGACGGCCGCTGCGCAGAGGAACATCGATCGCGGGCGAACCTGATCACGCACATCCTGCTCTCAGCGATGAACGCAGCGCAGGGCCCGCGGCCCCAGCCGATCGACGACGCCGATTTCCCGAGCGAGGAGGTCGAGGCCGCGAGCCTCTGACGTGCGCACCTGCGAGTACAAGGGGTGCTTGGCGACCGCTGAATGGCGGATCGGGCGATGGGGGGCGTACTACTGCGCTCCTCATGCCTTCGACTACGAAAGATCCGAAGGGATCGTAGGGCGATATCACCCGCTCCATGCGATCGATGTCGATACAGAAGACACTGAAGAGGTACCGATTGTAGAGATGGCGCCGCCGATTGAGGCAACGCCCGCCCCCACTCAAGAGATCCAGGAGACCGAGGATCCAGACATTCTCGGCTACCTCGAAGAAGACGCGGACGACGCAGAGGACGAGCCCCTCGTCCAGACCGGGGACTCGGAGGTCGAGCAGTACCTTGCGCTCGATGCCAGACGCAGGCAGGCTGACATCGACGACGAAGAGTTCGACAACATCTCCATCTTCATGGAGGCGCTCTGGTTCTCGATGGACCAGAGGCAGTGGGCAGAGGTCACCAGCCGTCAGGCGGCTCGGGGTGCCGCCGAGGAGTAGCCCATGCACGAGTCTGTCGCCGAGGTCGTCGCCTACGCGGCGCCCCTCCTGTGCGGGTGCCTGTTCGGGATCACCGTCTTCGCCATCCTCGACAGGATCACGCGGAGCTGACCTGGAGATGATGTGAGTGATCTCATCGAGGCGTTGCAGATCCTCGTCAAGTACGCGGACCTGCCCGAGCCCTTCGTCACGACCGAGAACGAGCTGGCGGTCGTCGGGATCCACCCAGCGGCCGTCAGCCCGGAGGACACCGCTCGGCTCGCGGAGCTGGGCTTCCACGTCGAAGATCCAGAGTCGGACGACCCGTATTTCGCAAGCTTTCGCTTCGGGGGGAGGTGGTGATGGACGACGTGGTAGGGACGCGGCCGGTCATGCAGACGCGCCGGTACAGAGCGATCATCAACCGGGGCGCGTCGATGGTCGACGTCGGGCCCAACGTCGTCATCGTCCACGCGCCTGACCGACCGTCACTGCCGCGCGTCGCGATCTACCTGCTGCCCCCCGACGAGGCGACGGAGGGGATCACCGATCCACCCCCGGTGCCCCTCCTGATCTTTCACGAGGACGAGGCCAAGGAGCTTGCTCTCGACCTGCTGTCGGTCGCCGAGCGCGTTCGGATGGGGATCCTGTGACCGTCTCAACCCGACGCGAGCTGGACGCCTACTACACGCCCGAGGCGTTGGCGGGACAGCTCGTCGACACGGTCGCGGGCTACCTCCGCAACCCAAACCTGATCGTCGAACCCTCGGTCGGGGGCGGGGCGTTCGTCAAAGCATGCAGGGCGCGGTGGCCGACGGCCTCGATCGTCGGCGTCGACCTCGATCCGGAGGCGGAGGGCAAGGCGTTCGTCGACCGCTTCTACCACGCGGATTTCGCAACCTGGGAGCCGGAGGGCGAGAGTCTGGCGGACCTCGTGATCGGCAATCCTCCCTACTCGCACGCCTACGAGCACGTACGCAAGGCGCACCGGATCATCAGGATGGGGCAGTGGCGCGGCACGGTCGCCTTCCTGCTCCGCCTCGGCTTCCTCGCGGGCCAGAAGCGCCACCCGTGGTGGAGGGAGCTGAAGAAGGACGGCTGGGCCCCCGACGTGCATGTCCTGTCGAAGCGGCCGTCGTTCACCGGCGGCGGCACCGACTCGACAGAGTACGGGCTGTTCGTCTTCGGCCCCTGGGCAGACGGCAGGATCAACTGGTTGACCCCATGCACCTGACGACGGAAGGAGAGAGGATGCACATGAACATGCTGTCGGAGAACACGGGATCCACGGTCGCGAGGAACATGACGCGGACGATCGAGCGAACGGAAGCTGCGCACAGGGCGCTGCTGAAGCTGCTCGAAACGATCGAGGCAGCAGCGAAGGCGGGGACGCAGAGCCCTGAACGGTTGGTGGAGATCGAATCCCTCGCGAAGGCCGCCGCGATCCTGCACCAGATGAGCTACTGACCCACACACCAGAGGGCGCGATGGATCCGCTTCAACTCGGACTGATCATCTTCACGATCCTTGGGATCTTCACGGTCATCGCGATGGCCCTTCTCATTTCTCCGGAGGACTGAACAATGGCAGGCAGAGGCATGGGCGCGAGTTCGGATCTGGTCGGCTACCTCGCCTTCGACACCCCGGTCGGAGAGCGGCGGGCGCTCGTCGGCGGTGACCTCGGCGGCTACGACAACGTGTTCATCTGGTTCCACGGCGGTAGCGGCGGCCCGAAGGCGTCCTACGAGATGGTCGAACGGGTCACCTCGGTCCCGGGGCGCCTCGACATCTTCCCGCAGGGCCTCGTCGCGGTCGACAACAACTGCCACTGGATCCACTCGGAGTCGTGGGACAACGCAGCCATGAACTACGGCTCGCCCGAGCGGTTCTGGGTCGGCTACCCTGGGCTCGGAAACCAGATCGACTACAACTACATCCGGCAGATCGCGGAGGGCTTCAACAAGGTCCGGGTGTTCGGGGTCGGCTACTCGGGCGGCGCCGGGTTTCTACAGGCGTTCCACCACGACACGACGACCCTCTCCCCGTTCGCCGGGATCGGGCTCACGAAGAACACGCTGATCGAGAAGTGGATCACGGACGGCAAGTTCGTCGGGACCCTGCCCCTGAAGCTCCTGTACTGGTTCGCGACCGGTGATCCGCTCGCCGAGCAGCGGTCCCCGCACCTGACGAACGTCGCCACGCAGCGGATCTGGCGCGCGACCCGCGGGGTCTCTCCGCGCCCCGAGACCCTGCGCGAGTTCCGGCGGCACGACGTCACCTGGGAGGAGCACGACAACCTCGTGATCGCCGAGGAGCAGGGAGGCTCTCACTCCTGGGTGAAGTTCATGGACGAGTGGATCGCCGAGTGGCTGGTGAAGCCGTGAACATCGAGAGTGCCGTGATCAATCGCTACGTGATCATCAACGTGGCGTGCGTCTGCGCGACCCTCGGGGTGATCGCGGCGTTCACCGGCCCGCTGTCGTCTCTGGAGATCCTGCTGTTCTGCGCGGCGTGGGTCACGGCGCGGGTGATCGCGTCATTCGTCGTCTACAACCGCCTCTAGAGGATCACATGAACGCAGCAGAGATGTATCGAAAGGTGACGGACGCGATCGAGAAGGCGCGGAAGGGCGGGCTGCCCGACTGGGCCGAGGACCCGCTCCTCGCCCTGCTGGACGAGCTGTGGGCGGCGATGACGCCTGCCGAGCAGGCAGAGTTCAACCGCGCGCCGCACCGACAGGTGCGGGTGATCGAGCGGACGGTCATCAAGGAGACGGTGCGTGAGGTGCCGGTGATCCGGCGGTACCCGGTCCATCCCTACTGGTTGGACCTCGGCAGCGGGACGATGACCGGCAACACCTCGCGCTTCCGGATCTCCTGCAACGACAGCAGCAGTGAGGAGGGATGATGGAAGGGCAGACGGAGCAGAGGGGCCGGGGTCGCCCGCGACTCCGGGGCATGAGCAGGTTCGGAGAGAAGCTGGAGGCGCTCCTCCGCCGCAAGCGGCTCAAGCCGGGGGAGGCGGCGAACCTCGTCGGATTCTCTCGCGCACGGGTGTATCAGGTGATGGAGACGACCTCCCTTCCGAGCCCGCAGTGGGTGAGGAACCTGTGCGCCGCCTGTGAGTTCAGCCAGCAGGAGGAGGACGCTCTGCTGGCCGCCCTGTTCAGGGATCACTTCGAGCGCCTCAAGGCATCCTTCAACGACGACAGCGAGGAGGGGTGATGGACCGGCGCGGGTTCCTGGGAAGGGTGGCTGGGCTGCTCGGGCTCGGTGTAGTCGCACCCCGGCTGGTGGGGACGGAGCCGGCGAAGGCGTCATCGAACGACTTTGAGATCCGCTACCACCACGGGGAGACCCCGCTGACGACCCGATGGATCGCCACGGAGCCGATCAAGAAGGGCGAGTACGGGTGGGTTCTTGTCCCGGGCCACAGGGTCACCCGGTTCCGCACCGGGTACGAGCCGATCGGGATCGGAATGCCTGGGACGATTCGGCGGGAGAGGCCATGACCGCGGCGATCCTGGCGCTGCTCGCCGAGCAGCCAAAGCCGAAGCTCTCGGAACGATCGATCCTCGTGTACCCGCGCCTGCTGGAGCACACCTCCGATCCGTTCCTGCACGAACTGATCCGCAGGCGTAGGGACCAGGGCGTCGAAAGGCACGGAGAGGATCTGTACTCACACAACGGCCGGCGGCCGAGGGCGGACGCGATCCAAGAGCTGATCGACGCAGCGTTCTACCTCCAGCAATGGGACATCGAAGGATCTGACAGGAGTGTCGAGATCCGACGTGTCCTCAAACTGATCCGTGACATCAGCCCCGAATACAGGATAGCCGGATGATCGAGGCCGAGGAAGTCGTGTTCAAGGTGTTCAGGGACGGGCCCTGGAAGGTCGGGCGCGTCCTGCGCCGCAGCAACGGACGGGTGCAGATCGAGGTGCCGGACACCGGGATCCGCTACCTCGTCCCGGAGCGCTTCACGATGTCGATGGCCGAGTACGAGGTGATGCGGGGCAGGGAGGACGGGGCGTGAAGGTCTACATCTGGCGAGTGGCGAAGAAGACGACGTACAGCTACCACTCGGGGGCCGGGGTCGTCGTCTTCGCGGAGACGCTCCAGGCCGCCCGGGAGGCCGCCAGAGCGAGCGGGGACGTGAAGGAGGAGAGCGAGGTCTTCACCAGCGACCCCGACGTGGTCCTCGACCTCACCGAGAGCACGGACGCCGGGCGGGTGTTCGTGTTCCCGGACGCGGGCTGCTGCTAAACGAGGAGTGAGCGCAATGGCGACGAGACCGGGGGGATGGAAGATCCCCCGCCCTACGGGTCGGATCTGGAAGACCAGCGATGTCCTACGACTGGTCGCTGACGAGCTGGATCTGAAGGGAGGACATGGCGCCGGGCTCGCGGGCGTCACGATCCAGCCGTTGGACGCGGGCTGCTTCCGATTAGAGGTCTGGAGATACGCCCTCGACGGGCCCTCTGTTCGCTTCGCGCTCCGGCCCTCGGACTTCATGGCCGAGGATGGGGGCGCTGGGATCGTGCGCGAAGCGATCGAGAGGCTGTTCGGCGACACCGATGTGTAGACGGACGAGGCTGGACTCGAACCAGCAACCCCCCGGTTAACAGCCAGGTGCTCTACCGGTTGAGCTACACGTCCTCGAAATAACGACGCCCAGGAACCTTTCGATCCCTGGGCGTCTACCCCTCGTAAGGAGGGGCCACCTTTGTCGCGCCGCACGCACTAGCGAAAACGGTCTTGGGAACAGTTCAACCGCTGTGGGTACGTCGGACCGAGGTGAAACGTTGAATGGGCCAGCTTGATTGGTGCCCCTACAGTAGTCGAGGGATCGTCATCCGTCAAGGGGTAGAGTCAGCCCCCGGCTCCCCCCACCGCAGGTCCCTGTCCAGGTAGGGGTAGAGACCCTGGTCGAAAAACAGGACGAAGTCGCGGGCTCCGTGCGGAAGGCGCACGCTTCCACGGCGGTTGCCGAAGGAGACGGAGTCGGAGGCCCCGACCAGGGGGGCCACCACCCCTTGCCCGCGGAGGTACACGGCGAGAGGGCACGAGAACGGCCTGCCGCGAGAGCCCTTGATGCCGCGCTCCCGCAGGGTACACGCGATCCGAGATGGAGATGATCCGAGATCGCGGAGGAGACGGTAGATCCGCTCCGCTTCTGTCGCGGGATCGGCCTCTGGCTTGACCTCGGTCTCGATCTCGATCGGGATGTCGGTCTTGAGGGTCATCCGATCAGGTCCTGGAAGAAGTGGCTGTCGAAGAGGAAGACGAAGCCTATCGACGCGCGCGTGTGCTCTACTTTGTAGAGGCCACCGCGGTTGTAGACGTAGATGTCAGGCCCGACGGCGGCGGGGTAGCCCTCACGGCGAAGGTACTCGGCGAGGGCGCAGAATTCGCCGAAGCCCGGGGAACCCTTGACCCCGCGGGTCGCCAGCGAGCGGGCGATCTGGTCGGGGGTGTCGCCGAGTTCGCGGATCAGGCGCGAGACGCGCTCTTGGACGGTCTCGGTCTCGATCTCGATCGGGATGTCGGTCTTGATCGTCATCGGCCCCCCACGAGATCGGGGTAGAGACCCAGGTCGAAGTTGGAGACGAACCTCTGGGTAGCGCTGCCCAGGCGGATGATGACGCGGAATGGGCCTGCGCTGGCGAAAAGCGTCAGGCCGTCAATACACGGGTCCAGGACGCCCTCCCGGCGCAGGTAGTTGGCGAGCGGGCAGGCGGAAAAGTCCCGGGGCTGCCCCTTGATTCCGCGTAGCAAGAGCCTCGCGGCGACCTGATCTGCTGTCTCTCCGAGAAGAAGGAGCAGGCGGAGAATGCGCTCGGACTCTGGCCGGGGGCGGGGCGTGACCAGCGGGAGCGGCTCCACCCCGGGAGTCGGAGCGGGAGCCGGGGCCGGCACGGGCTTCAGGATGTCCGGAGCTTGAATCGTCACAGGGCCTCCTCCCGAGGAGTAACTAGCGGATCGTCATCTGTCGAACGGTGGATGCCTCGGGCGGGAGTCGAACCCGCGACGCGCGGCTTTAGAGGCCGCTGCTCTGCCGTTGAGCTACCGGGGCGGTTGACGGATCACGGATGAGGTTGTATAACCTCCTCATGACGCCGCACACGTAGATCCCTCGCGCGCGAGACCCTCCGGTGGTGGTTGTAGGCACGAGTCTCTACACCAACCACCGTTTGAGGAGTCTGTGATGAAGAACAAGATCGTTGCGCTGCGGGTGAAGATCAAGAGCTTGGCCGAGGAGGCGGGGCTGATCCGCCTGGAGGAGCGACGCGCGAAGAGGCGCGGCAGCAGTCGGCTGTTGCATTCGCTCCAGGAGCATCGGAGGGGCGTCGTTCGGGCGGAGGCGAGGGCTAGCCTCCTTGCCTACGGATTCCTCCGTGGGAGGCCCTATTGGGCCGTTGAAGCGACGCGCGGCTCGGAGCCCGACTGGGACTACGTCGGCAAGCTCGTACGCAAGTTCGGGGCCGTGAGCGACTGGTCGAGCGATGGGATGGGGTCCGACATCAGTACCGCCATCCAGGACTACCAGAACCGGCTCCATGCCCAGGAGGTGGGCTGGGGGGCCTGGGTCGAGGCAGCAAAGGCTGCTCGGGTGCTGAAGGGGCAGGCCACCCACGGTCAAAGCTTGACTTTGAGCGGGTAGCAGGGGAAAATGGTTGGGGTCGCGAGATGGGTCCCCCGGTATTTCGAAAGGCCCCCCGCCCCCAAGGGGGGGATAGGGGGTGCCCCCGGTGGCCTTGGGTGCCAATGTGGCATCGGATGTATACGTTGGCGTCACCCAAGACAACGGGGCGTCTACACCCGAGGTCACTGCACACCCGCGCAGGGGTGAACGGGGGTGCAGTGGTCGCGAAGCCGGTGACAAAAAATAACAACAACGCTCGCGGGTGACGTGATACGTAGGGAGCGGAGGTAGGTATGGGTGAGGATCCGATGGCGGACGTGCTCGACGTGATCATCGGGTACAGTGAAGCCGGCTTCTACGTGGAGTGGTTCCGGTGGTCTGACGAGCACGTCGTCCGATGGTACGGGGGAAGCCGGATCGCCTGCGAGGCACGGGCTTCCCTGCCAGCTCCTTCCGAAGGCTGGCGCCCGCTGCTCGAAGGCTGGACTACCGACGCCGCGACCGCAACGGGCATGTACGACGGGTGGTAGCTGACCCACGCTTCGGTCGCCCCTACGGGGCGGCCGTCGCGCTGACGGTCGGCGGTCCCAGCTCTGGCCCATGGGACCGCTCGCCTTCCGCGCGATCAAGCGCGATCCAGGAGGTAGCAGCATGGGACGCTGGATGGACGACGAGCCGGACACTCTGATCGACTACGGTCGGACGTGGGGGAACGACGACGAGAGAGACTGGCGGGATGCAGGCCCGCACCGGGACCCGCCGGAGTACGGAGACGAGGACTTCTGCCAGGAACACCGATGCTGGCCACGTGACTGTCCCGAGGGAGGACACGGCGACCACGACGAGGAGGGTGCATGAGGTTCATCCACCGGAAGACCGGCAAGCGCCGGATCGTGCAGACGTACCCGGAGCCGATCCCCACCTACATGGAAGGGGACGAGCACGGGGAAGCTCGGGCGGCCATCATGCGGGCGAACGAGGAGGAGCGGCGGGCACTCGTCCAGCGGATGCGAGCGCAGGGGTACGACGAGGAGGGGCCGTGATCATTCGCTACAGCATCACCTACGAGATCGTCGGTCTTCTCGACGACGAACCCGAGGTCATCGAGCAAGA